TAAGGATCTCCACCACCGACAATAACTTCCCAATTTGTGCCAGATTGTCTGACCGCAATAAGTCTGGCTTGAACACCTGATACTTTTTGCAATTGGGTTTTTAGGAATGTTGGCATACCTGAAGCAACTGCCAGACCAGCTTGAATGACTTGTGCTTGATAATCTTCTAAAGATTGAGCAGCAGCACCAGGTAAACCTGCCACCTGGTTAATACAAGATAAAATGACTCCAGAAGGAATTGAAGTCACAATGGAAGTGACAGTACCTACTGGGACAGCCCAAGATCCTTGATTAACTGCCAAGCAATATAATTCTGCGCTTTGACCTGTAGAAGCAATAATGCCACCATCTTGGACAGTATATTGATGAGAGCCATCAGATACCACAAAGCCCTTTGGAATTAAAAAACCAGGGCTTCCAAGGAAGGTTACATAGACTGAAGTATTTGATCCGACACCTTGCTGAACCCCATAAATCTGACCCAATTGGTTCAATAAATAGGAGTTTGCAGTATAAGGTGTAATACTATTGTAAAGATCCACTCTAGCAGAGTCGATAAGGGCTAGAGCACCTACATCGGTAGAACTAATATCTTCAATCAATGAACCAGGAAGATTGGCGGTATAGCCAGGGTTTGTAGAAGAAACCAGCGCAATTAACTCTGATTGCAGAGTTGTTGGCGAAGTTGGTTGCAACCCCGAAGAATTAATGTCTGTAGTAATTGTCATACTGCCACCTGTTGTTGAATTTTAGTTCCCTGGGTTGTCACAATGTCCACATTATAAGTTGGGGTAGTTGATTCTGCCTTAGTAATAGTCAAACTTGCAAAAAATGGTGAGAATTGTTGCTGAGTGACTGTCACATAGTAATCTGGGAATACTTGTTGAATAACTGACCTTTGTGCTGGAATACCATAATTAGCATAAAAAGGTGATTCACCTAAACTTAATTTTAAAACTTGAATAAGAGTGGTTGCATATCCATACTCAAAGTTGCCAGAAGGATCTTGGTCTATTTCTACCCAAACTAAATCTCCAGCCGAATTGGTTACTCTGCCATAAGTTCTCATGTTGGAGTTCCTGTAGTTCCACCGCCAGTTTGTACACCGCCATGAGTATGAGTGCTTCCCACAGCTTTTCCATTGTTGGTAAGAGTTCCAGTATTGGCAAAATTACCAGTTTGACTAATATCTCCAGTTACACTCATAGTTCCACCAGTTCCACCGCTAATAGCAAAGCCATTAGTACCTGTAATCAGTCCATTGACTGTCAGGTTGCCATTCATAGTTGTATTACCATTATTGACAATTAGATTGCCACCATTTAGGTTAATTGTAATTCCTGAAGAAGTTAAAGTTAAGGTGCAATCTTGGTTTTTGGTGGTTATTTCTACACCAGTTTCACCATACATAAATAGGTATTGACCATTAACTGCAAAGAAGCTGGTATTGCCAAAAGGGAAAAATACCAAAGCAGTCAAATTGCCAGGCTCAAAAATGTCAGGAGTTCCAGTACCTAGACCAGAAGCCTTTCTAAGACTGACATTGGCAGGGATACAATAGCCCTTGCAGCCAGGTTGAATAGGGTAGCGAATATATTCAGATCCAGCTATAGGGCAGGTCACTTCAGGAAGGGTTATTCCTTCAGGGACAGCCACATCGAACTTGACAGTCACAATAGAGCCATTAACCGAAGTTACATAGCAAGGATAAGACTGCCCATAAGACTGTAAAGCATCAGCAATCTTTCTATCTGCAAAAAGATTAATCGACTGCGAAAAGGGAATTTTTTGATCTATATCTGACATTTTTAACTTAAAGGCTGGTTATAGGCTTGCACAACTGTAACCCAACTATTTGCATCTGGCTGCCTAAATATTCCAAGATGTCGAACATTTTGTACATAAAATGTACCTTGAAAATTAACTACTTCTTTATATTGAGATTGAGAAGAAGGCAAAGTCAGAATCAATCCACTAGTAGCTGATTTTTGTGGCATGGTGACTTGACCCCCAACTTTGATGTCATATCGCATGACAGTCTTAAAAGTCAAGGTATAGGGTGCAATCCAAGTGGGCTGACCAATTAAATCAGTAAAAGCAATTTTGATAGGCTGCGCTAGTGATGGGACAGAATAGTCATAGACACTAATAATGTTGTCTACATAAGAAATTTGAATTCCTGGATAAGTAGTTCCACCTATAATACTTCTGCTTTTCTCATTTAAGTATTTAGCAAAATCAGTCAAAGTAAAGTTTTGCTGATAGAGTGGCTCTGGTGCTACCAAATTAGGGCTGATATTGACATTGACCGCAGAAGCATTAGGAAATACATTTTGCAATGTAGTCTGAATAGAGGGCGCTAAAGGTGCATCTTTGTCGCAAGTAAAGCTAAAGTTATAAGGGCTTTCCCTAGATCCAGCAGGTAAAACCATAATAAAATCAAGGGTTTGTGAAGTTCCCTGCCAATTACCAAAGGCTTGTTGAATTCTGGAATTCATTAAAACTCCATATTGCTCTGGGTTAGCTAAAGGAAGTCCTTGTGCCATACCACCAGAAATCTTGATGTTGCAATATTTTTTGCCATCTGGACTTGGATTAAAGTTTGCAGCCTGGGCTAGTAAGGGAAGTCCTACTCCATAAACCCTTAAAGATGAGCCACCAAGGGGTGAGTTATAGACTGAGATGGGTAGATCCCACTCGACATTCAAAGCCCCTGGAATGGTGCTCTTAACCCCTGTAAATGCACCGAATATACTTCCATTAGTCCCATAACTAGTAAAAGTGCCATTAAATAGCACTTCTCCATTTGATCCTCGAACCACCTTGGGATTACCATCTTGATCGGTAATGGTAATTTCATACCTTCTCATTAGATAACCTCAAATTGAGAATTTTGCACTCGATAGACTAATTGAGTCTTGAAGTATCCAGCAGTCAATGAAATGTTGTAATTTAATGGTGAACCAATTAAAGGCAAACAAACTACCAAAGTATTGTTTACATCATAAATATTGACATAATATCTTTGACCATAGATATTCCAATTAACAATGACATTGTATTGAGAGCCATCTAAAGTCACTTGGAATTGGAAATTAGAAGTGGTCGATGGGGTAAAGCGAATAATATCGGTGACATTGGCAGCGATATTTTGATTGGTGCTATAGGTAGAAGCTGCGCCCTGGGTATTTACAGACCCACCATACAAAGGGGTAGTAATGGAATTATTATTTCCAATGACACTATTAATTCCTGACCATAAATTATTTGACATATTAACCTGCTAATGGAGTGCCAGATTGAAAAGAACTCATCAATGCGCCCAATGTACTTTGAGGGGATTGAGATAACAAAGGTTGCACAAAATCAAATTGCCAGGCATTTTGAGGTTGTTGACTATCAGGTCTTGATACATCTGTCAGATTGGTAAGGATGCAATTAAGATAGACATAAGAAGGAGTTGCGACTACAAAAGTGCCACCTGATTGGACATGGGATTGCAAGGCTGCTTGTAGGGCAGTAAAGGTAATCATTTTTGATACATATCCACCATTGACATTGGCAGGGCAATTCATCAGCATAGAAATCTTTAATGGCTTGGCAATAATCGCATTAGCAGCATAAGATTGGTTTGCAAAAGGATACATTGCAATGTCATTGTCTACTAAAGTAGCACCAGGCAAAGGTCTGAAATGCCCAAAGAAATTGTTTAAATCTAAGGGATTTTTGCCATTTAAAAGAGAAAATCCAAAGTTGGCAGCTTCAGTAATTGCAATGATTGGCAATAGACCACCTGGTACAACCTTTGCTAATCCATTCGACAAAATGATTGGCGAGATTTCATAGGCTATCTGATAGATTGATTTACCGATACTTGACATTATCTAATTCCTATACCTGTGTAATATCCACCAGCTTTTAACATATCAATATTGGTGTCTTGACCTGGTATTTTAGTAGTTTGAATACTTAAAGCAATTGGGGTTGGATTCCAATTAAGCGATCCTAAATTAGCAGCATAGCCAGCAGTAGGAGCACTTGAAGATTGTGGCACTCCTGAACCCTTATTATTAGTAGATTCGCCCTCTAGTTTTTTCTTAAGTTCAATATGCCCTGGGTCTTTAGCACCCAATCTTCTATAAAGACCATATTGCGCTAAATATTCATCAGAATATTTTTCTGGATTTGCAATATCAACTGCTTCTCCAGTAAGGTGTTTGCTATTTTCCATAGCAACTGGATTGCCTTGACCATTGGGTTTTGTGTAATATTTGCCATCAGCAGGATTTAAAATTCCATGCTCTTTAGCCCAATTTTCATCTCTTTTGCCACTAATGACAGGCAAACCAGCAGCTTGTACTGCATTGGCTAATTCAGGGTTTACACCACTTAAATTATTCCACCAAGCCTTAAATCCTTTTTTCATGCCTTCTCTGGAAGGATCAAATTCTGCTTTTCCTTCTGGCATCCCTTTTTGAAGAATTCCAAGATTTCCTGGATTCAAAGGATTTTTGACAATACCTGCAAGCCAAATAATCGCTTCAGCCAAATCTAGGGCTGCTTCTCCAATTTTTCCAACATTGGTTAAGAAGTTTTCTACATCATTTTTAAAATCTGGTTTTTCAAGGTATTTAGCAAATTCTTCTAATTTGACACCTAAAGTACCAATCCATTCTTTTAACTTAGGGCTTTCTAGGAAAGTCTTAACTGCATTAGAAAAAGAATCTGATAGGTTTTCTAATGGAGTTACAAGCCCTTCAAGACCAGAAATAAACACATTTTCAATCTTTTGTTTAGATCGACTTAATTGCACATCAAGGTCTTGCCATCTTTTTAATAAAGCATCGGTAAGGGCTAGAGTTTTGGTATCGGCTGCATACTTTTTCTCAAGGTCATCCATTTCCCCTTTTCGCAAAGATGCCATTCTTCGAGCAGTCTCGACATCAATGCCCAGGGCAGATAGTCCACTTACTTCTAGTCTTTGTTGTGCAGTAGCTGGAGAACCAGCTTTATAGACTTCTCCAGCCCTTTTAAGAAGCTGCGGAAGAAGTTGGGCTGCACTTTGATTTGGATTGACCTGCGCTGCTCCAAAAGCATATTGTTTTGTAATGTCGGTTTGTGCTGAAGCGATTGTGCCTAATACTGAGTTAACATCGGTCACTCTTTGGAAATTGACTTGAGCAGCCTTGAGTTCACCTGCGGTAACTCCAAGACCTTGTGCTTGCCTTCTGGTATCGCTTGCAGCACCAGATAATGAGCCTAAACCAAATAAGCCACCTGCGCTACCTAAAAGACCTAAAGCAGCCCCAACACTACCCCACTTTAATAAATTGAAGGTGGTTGCTGCCACATTTTTGCTAATAGATGCAGCAGTCTTTCCAATGCCTTGGAAATGCTTTTCAGTCTTATTAACTACTTGGTCAGTATTTTGTAAAGTCTTGTAATTTTTGTCTAATCGACCAGCAATAGTATCGAGTGCGTGTTGCACTCGATTAAAGTTGCCTTGCAAAGAGTTTACTTCTTTATTGATTTTTCCCCATTGATTAGGCATTTTGCCCAGGGATGATTGATACTTTTCAAAGAGTCTTTGAAACTCTTTGAATTTCTCATCATTAATATCAATGTCAATTACACTTTTAGTAGCCATTGCTTCTTTCTAATGCTCTCAAAATATGTCTTTGGCGAAACTCATGTGCGCTTGACTTATATTCTATATGTATATCCTCAAAAAACTTGGAAAATCCCTCACCAGCTACATAGTCTAGACAGGCAGAGATGAGGTGGTCTCCATCTCTCCAGAACTCTCGCCCTCTGTCGATGTCATCAAGGAATTCTGAAACTCCATAGAATCTAATGATGTTGTTTGCGAACCCCATAAGCCATTGACTGTGTCCATGATTGATTGGATTTGATTCTTCTTGTTTATCATAGACACACAAGTAAAAAAAATGAGTTCGCCTTCGATCTCTGCGATTGTTTCGCTATCTAAATCACCTTTTTCTATAGCGGTGTAAAGAGGAATACTTTTCCAGCCTTTATCGGATGGCATCATTACATTGGAAAGTCTAACTATTTCATTCACTAATCCAGCCTTGACCCCAGAAACTCCATTCCAAATACCCATATCTTCTGCGGTTTGCTTAAGCATTAGATAGGCTATTCTTGATCCGCAAATCGCCCCAAGCCCTTGAGAGAAGATTGAAGCAAAAGTCTTGGAGATTACCAAGAAATACTGCTCAAAAATCTCTCTTGAGATTGGGGTGCTGTGAACATATAGCTGTCCTTTTTCCGATTCAATCGGAATTACTAAGTTCAAGGCTCGATTAATTTTCATCTAGTTATAGACTCCAAAGTGCTGAGTTGACTTGGTAGACACCAGTTAAGGTAACTACAAAGCCAGGTACATTACCATCATAGGTAACATCCCGAATACCTTTGAGAACACAATTTCCGATTTGATAATCCGACAAAGTTGCCGAATCAGCAATAACCGAAATATCGCCTACATTCACATTGGTTTCAATTTGTGTCTTATAAGCATTAGCTAGTGCCTGGCTTTTAAGCAAATTGATGGTTACAGTTGCCATTTGATAGGGTTCTGGGGAAGTAACACCACCAGTAAGGGTTGGGATGAGCATACCTGCATCGCCTTCAAAAGCGATGCTAATAGCTTCCCTAGCCAAGTATGGTGCGGTTACATTAAGTGTTGCATTAGTAGCATAAACTACCGATCCTCTTAGTCTATTAAGAGTACCTTGTTGAATTAATGGGGCTGCCATGATTTATTCCTTTATACCAAAGCGAAGCTGGATACATTCACATTAAATATGATCTGTATGAAGCCTCTAGCTGGTGTGTAAGATACTGAAAGACCTGCATATTTACCAATTGCATAGTCGCTTGGATTATTGGTTACATAGGTAACAAAATTAACTGCATTGACAGTTACAGGCGCAAGAACTAACCCATAAGCAATACCGCTATTCATGACACCTTGTGCAACTTTTTGCAGTCGATTAATACCAGCTTGGTTGTAATACAAAGGATTAATTGGGTTGTTAGAACCATTAATGATTGCATTAGAGATAAACAAGTTAATGTTGATCTGAACCCAATCTACTGAATACCAGTAAGTGTAGTCATTGCCATCAGCATTAACACCCCAGAGAACCAGAGTATTGCTGATACCACCTTCAGCACCAGTACCGATGTAGTTCACATTGGCAGTCTTTAACAACTGGCATTGTGCATTAGTACCGCTAAATGGAGTTACACCAACAACATATTGGAAAGCCATTGGAGCAACTTTATTAGTGTCGCTTGGGTTGTAATTCAGCGCATTGTACATCATCGCTGCAATTGACCATTCGGTAACTGGAGCATTGTTGTCTTGAACCATTGAGATTACAGACTTGATGCCTTTAAATGCGCCATAAGAAGCAATAGTTTCAGTCACCCAGAAATACACTTGAGCAGTAGTGGAATCATTGTTTCTAGCCAATGTCACCATTGATGTTTCGCTAGACATTTCAGTAGTTACACAATAAGCATAATACTCAAGTGGGTTAGCAACAATGTAATTGCCTAAAGCTGTAACACCTTGTGCGCCTGTACCAGCACCTAATTCAAGAACATAGATACCATTTGCTGAACCTTGTGCAAAATAAGTGGTTGCCATAGCGACCAAGTCTTGTACTGATTCATTGGTAAAAACACCCTGAATAGTTACTGCACCAGGATTTACTGTCAATGGGTATGTAAAGGTATTAGTACCAGTAGAAGTGATTTGGAAAGTACCATTGTATGCAGATGGAGTAACACCAGCAATGATGCCCAAAATAGTATCGCCTGTAGGGATACCATGAGCAGTAGCTGTAGTTACAGTAACTGTCACACTTGGTGCTGTACCACTAGTTACCATTGAACTAATAGCAACCGCACCTGTCAAAATAGAACTTAAATCAGCAAACTGAGTTAAGAGTTGGGAAGAACCAGTAGCTAATGTAGTCGCACCTTGGCTAACCAAAGCACCAGTTCTTTGCAGAGTATTGGGTGCTGGAGCAAGGGTTTGAGTTACATTAACTGTAACAATTTGAGTTGTCATATTAGACCCCTAATTAATTAAAGCTGACAGAAACAACCATTCCAGTACCAGGAACAACAACAATACCAGTAGCGCATGGGAAATCAATAGTGTAAGAACCCACAACATCAGGGATAGAAGCAACTAGATTAGCTGCTCCAGTACCAGAGGTAGTAGCATGGTCATAAATTGCGCCATTTGTAGAACCAGCAGTAGTGACATTGACTTTAACAATGCGACCTTTGGTGGACTTAACTGCTGTAGCAGCAGAAATATTGAGGAAAGAATTGATACCTTGAGCAGTAATAGCTGCGCCATTGATGACTGCTGGATTTGAAGTAATTGCCATTTGAAACTCCTTTTTACACTAGGGTGATGTTGGGTTGTAACTGATAAAACAAGATTTAATTAATTTTAAAGCCACTTCATTGACAGTATTTTGATAGTAACTGACCTTGAAGGTAATACTTTTCTTCATTGCAATAATGCCAAATTCAGGCTGAGTGACTTTCTCATCTTGCATTATAGGCATATTCTGAATACCAATATTATCAGTATCTAAGCTGTATTGAAACACATAATTGGCAAAGTTTAAAGCCTCATTGTTGCGGATTCCATAGATGCTAATCTTGACAGTATCAGTCGCTAATTGATTGATTGTTGAGGATACTGGATCGCCACTTGTAGGCACAATATTATTAACTATTGGGAATTGACCAATCGCTTCAGTACTAGAGCCAACAATGTCTACCGAAGCATAAGGTGGGGGTAAATTTTGCTCCACCAAATAGGATGGATACATTGGGAAATACTGGTTTAAAGCAAGCCAAATAGGAAGGCTATTAGAGACAATGACACTTGAACTATCAAAGTCGGTCATTGAGTCGATAAGCTGAGTATCCATAATGGAGTACAAAGCATCACCTCGATAGTGATAAAGATCAGCTTGCTTGTAATAATTGTCCTTGCGACTGAAGGCAAACTTGACACCCTGATAGCTTGCAACATAGATCAATTGAGGATTGACTAGGTTGAAATCCTGGATGGGTCGCAAAGAGGTAAAAATGATATGGTTGTAGGCAGTAGTCCTATCATCCAATTGATGCAATTCTTGGGCTAAGTGGAATGATCCCTGGGCAGTAATCGACCTGGATGGTACTGCGCCATTGTAGTTGTCATAAAGCAAGCGATCATATTGCGCTGCATTATAGATAGCAGTATCAGTTAAAAGGGCTGCATTAACCCAGAAAACATAGCCATCCAAAGGCAAAACCAGCTTGACATACAAAGTAAAGGTGACTTGTTCATTACCTGATAGGGTATTGACTCCTTCTGCTAATCCAGAAGCGAGTTGCGGTTTTGCGCCTGAAGTTTCAAATACATTAGCCATTAATCAACCCATGATTTAAAAGATGCTTGTAATACACCTGAATCTATGAAAGAAGGTCTGCGAAGTCCAGTAACTCTGGTAAATCCAGCCCTTTTTCCTTTGACATAGCCCTTGGCTGTCAATCTATTCTTAAAGCGAATACTTCTGCCTTCCAAAGCAGCTTTAGTTGGCACTCCAGGAATACCTTGTTGCTCAACTTCTTGGCTACTTAAAAAGTGCTTGAAATTGGCTTCTATTTCGCTTGTAGCATCGCTGTAAGGATTTTTGACACTACCCCCTTGCATGAGAGTTTCCAAAGCCCCTGCCATGCTTTCTGTAAGGCTATCGACTATTTTTGTCTCATAGACTTTAGCGAATACCGAAAACAATTCATATTTTTCTTCTAATGCAGTAGCCACCCCATAGGTGGTATTCCCTTCAGGCTCTGGGACATCAATAACCCCAAGGTGGAGAATCAAGTCAGTCCCCAGAGAGTACCAAGAGATTGCAAAAATGCCATCGCTTGTCTGCCATAGGGGTTTTTAATCGCTTGTAAGGAAATCAGGTCTAAGTTTTGTAGCCCAAGACCGACTGCCAAAGATTCATTGGTAGAGACATCCCCTGCATTGCTAATGACACCAGCCACAAAGTTATTCATGCCATAAGCCAATCTTGCATCTGCAAAGAAGGTTTGACCTGGCTGGTCTTGCTGCCATTGTAATAGATTGCTACCACCCAGATTGTATATAGCAAGGGTATATATATCTGGGGAAGTGACTGAAAAATCGAGTGGGACTAAGTCTAATGCTACTTGGTAAGCATACTGATAACCAACATCATTATCAGCGATAGCAGTAGTGGGGATGCCCATTACAGCCCTTGTCCAAGCAATGAATCCAGCTAATGAAGGGTTTGTAATGGGATCACTCATGACTTATTTCTTTCTTCCACGACTCTTGATAGGCTGAACACCTTCTCGAACTACTTCGATAGTTTGCTCGAATTTTTCACTATTATCACCTGCATTTCGCTTTTCTTCCACTACTTCTATCTCAAGACCTGATTTTTGTTTCAGACCCATTTCTTGAGCTTTATTAGAGAGGATTTGATCGGCTGCTGCTGCGGTGACATTTCTAGCTTGTTGTGCTCGGTCAATCGCTTCTTGTTCGCTTTGGCTAAGTCCAGCTTCAATCGCTTCTACATTGATTGGTTTATCAATGCGATAGGCAATACCGCCAAAGCCTTTTTTGACCTTGCTGGCTTCCATCATTCCATAAATTGAGTGCTGCTTAATAATATGGTCGATTTCATCCAAACTACCATTAATTTCCCATTGTCCACCAGCCCTGATGCGGTGGCTAAATGGGCGAGGATTTTCCAACAACATATAAGTGAAGTTGAAATCTTGCTTTGAGCAATTAGCTACATAAAGTTTCATTTAATTCTCCCAAAAGGGTGGGGGACAGATGATGCGGAATCTTCTTTAAGGATTCCCTGCCCCCCATATAAGGCATCTCGGCATCACACGAGGTCTAAATATGATAACAAAAAACCCCACCAAAGTGGGGCTTTCTGATAAGGCTAGTTTGCTTAGTAAGCAGCAGACAAAAGGCTGATTGCTTCTGGGCGAATACCCCAACCTGAAGTGCTACGCATAGTGTAGAGGGTAGTAATACCACCATCAGCAATAGGAGTAGGGATTTCAGTAGGAGCAGACACATCAGTCAACATCAATGAAGTTGCAGTCTGATTAGGTGTCAATGTTGCAAAAATGTTGGTATTGATTTGAGCATTTGCTTTAGGAATCTTTAATTCTGGAGCAATCAAAAGGATCAAATCTGTACCACCAGCACCTTGACCAATCAAAGTGTCATCAGCAGCGAATGAAACATCATCGCCACCTGCCCATTGTGCGACAGTCTCAACCAAGCCAGCAGCAGTTTCAACACCAGCACCAATGCGCTGGAATTGTGTCAAGGACACTACACCAGAGTAGGAGATTTGGCTAATGAATCGCTGTGGAGCAAGGAAAACTAAGCGCAAAGGTTGACCGATTTGCAAAGTAGACACTTTCAAGCTGCCAATCATGTTCAGCAAATACTGAGCAAGTTGACCGCTATCCCATGTGCTGTAGCCAGTATTGCCATTGGTGTCTGAACCCAAAACTTGATGGGTAGCACCATTGGTGTTTACTAGACCTTCGCCATTAGCAGGGTTATAGCCATACAACAAAGCATTGCGAAGTTGTTGGGCGATACCTTGGCGAGCAGCCAGGCGCATTGCTTGTGGCAGCGCATAGCCCCATGCACCAGTAGCAGCTTCATCGAAGTTGTCATACTGAGCACGAGTTTGCAAGCGATAAGTCGCTGTAGAGATCATTGAAGGGATTACAGATGCGCTAGGCAGTTGGTTAGCTGTAGATTGATTAGCTGCAACCTGAGTTGTCAACTGAATCTTTTTAGCATAAACATACAAATCCGCTTCGCCAAGGCGAGGCATTGGATTTTCTGTAGCAAGGGTTGTAAAAGCACCTGAAGCCAAGCTGTATTGCATAATCAACTCAGGCATCATGTAGTGCGGATTTACTGTTACAAATGAAGGAGCAAAACCTGACATAATATTTTTCCTTTGTTAGATTTGAACAACTGCAATATAGCCAGTTGAAGTCCAGTTAGCATTACCAGTTACGCTTGAATATGATACTAACTTGTTATTAGCAGTACTTGTGCGAAGAATCTTGCAAGGTACAGCAAAGTTGCTAGTAGCAGTTGTAGTCAAGAGTAGGTTGGTAGTGTCCCAGTATACAGTCTCAGTAATGGATGAACCATCCAAAGCTACGATAGAAGTATCGCAAGGCAATGGAATACGAGCATTACTACCGAAGCGGTAGAAGTTTACAGACATACCAGGTGAGAACAAAGGTGCTGTGGACTGAGGAGTTGTAATACCACCAAATGCTTGGTTGTATACAGCAATACCAGTAGGAGCAGAAGATACAGTAGCTTGAGCAACTGTACCACCTAATGTATCAGTACCTGGTTGTGGCTGCGAATAGTAACCATTTTGCAGAGTTGGGATGAACTCAGTAATTGGAACACCGCCCCACAAAGGAGTTGTTGCAGAAGTTGAAAGAGTACCAGATGCTAAAGCAAACTTAACTGCTGGATCATCGAGTGCATCGCCTTGAGTAAAACCATTGCTATTGGTGTTAAATAAACCACCAGCTACAGTTGTTACCATTGGCTGTAAAGAGATTTGCGCTGTCATGGCTTATTCCTTATCGCTTGTTGTTGAAAAGATGAAATTCTTTAACTCGCATAGAAGGTACTTTAAAGTCACCTAACCATGCTTCCATTGAGCCTTTGAACTTCGTAATAGTACGACCAGCACGATCCTTCTCATTCATTTCAATGAGTTGGTCAGCAGCGAACATACTTGGGGATTTAGCAGCCATTAAAGCATCATTGAAAATCTGCTTTTCAGCGATATTCAACAATTGAGCATCTTTGATGGAAGCCAAGTTTACTGACTTGTAGCTGTCAGAATAGGCTTGTAAGCCACGAAGCAGACGCTTGCGATAAGACATTAAACCTTCGCCTTTTAATGGGCGAGATGCAGACTTGCCAAAGGAAGCGAATACAGAGTCAGCTTTAGCTTGTGCATCACACATTGCAGCTTCTTCTTCATCTTTACGCATTGCTTCTTCTTCTTCGTCATCATCTTTTTTGAATTCCATGTGACCTGGGTGCTCAACTTCGCCTTCATCATCTGGCTTAATTTCACCTTTGTCATGCTCTTTAGGATCAGAGCCTTCTGCATCTTTGCGGTGCTTTTTCTTAGCATCCACTTTACGCATCATTTCTTTTTTAGCTTCGCCTTCAGACTCATCGTCATCCTTCTTAGCTTCTTCTTCGTCATCAGAATATGCTTCTTCATCGTCATCTTTACGATGTTTCTTCATATCATCATCTTTTTTTGCTTTTTTATCAGCAGCAGTAACTAATGGTGGAGCAGGTAATTCCTTCTCCATCGCATCCATTCTTGCAGCCAAATCGCCTAGCATAGCGAGTACAGCATCCAACTTATCACCTTGGGCATCTGCCTTTGGTGCAATAGTATTGTCATTCATATCAGACACCTCTTGGTTATTTAAAAGAACTCCTGTGGCATCGCCACCCTTATCCCATACACCCTTAGATCCTCTAGCTTTTGTAACAATAGCTATATGATCTAAAAGGAATGGGACACCTTCTATTAAGAGTGGCTCGCCATTCTCAGTAGTTAGTGTAGTGTTTCCAGCAGTATTGTCAAATACTACTGAAGGTGAGGTAGAAATCTCTCCCTCACAAATTTCATCGACAGCATCTTGGTCATAGATTTTTGCAATGCCCCAGACTTCATCACCTTTGATGTAGGGAAGCATAATACTTCCGACTGCTCGATCTTTAAATTCCTTAGAAGTCAAAACCGCAGTCTCTGGGTGATCCATGATTACCATCAAGCCATTACATCTCTTTAAGAATTCTTCATTCAAATAAAGGGATGGATCTCGCCATACATTCTCGCCAATGCTTGACCGATAAGCCAAGCCAGTACCAGTAATGCGAATAGCAAAAAGACCAATATTTGCATACATCTGAGGACTTGGTAATAAGTCATCAGCCATTAATTGTGCTACATCGGTTTCAGTCTTAGCAGATGCAATCTTAAAAGCAACTTCTAAACCAGGATGCAATGGCAATGGTGGATTTAATGGATCGCACCAATCATAGCCAGTAGACTCATAATTGAGTTTGACATCGACTTTTTCTACATTTCTAGCAATGTAGGTGCAGAATTGTCCATCATCATGTAATACTTCTAGCTTACCCTTGTACTCAATACCAGTTTCTTCCTTGGTTTCTCTGCGAGCAGCTTCTTCTAGGGTTTCGCCTTCTTTTTGATGACCGCCAGGCACACACCAGGTACTAGGGTAATCTCCACCACCTGCGCCCCTGCGAATTAATAGGGTATGACCTTCACCAGTAACAAACATGATTCCAGAAGCCCGACCTGCTGCACCTGCATTATTAGCAACTGGCATAACTACTTCTGGAGTTTTGGCTACTAGATCAGCAGCATCTGGCACACAATTTGGCACTTCTTTGCCATCTTTTTCTTTCATGCCAACTTGTTTGTAGCCTTCCCAACAAGGATCGGCATCTTGACCAAAGCGAGGTACAACCTGAGATTGATCTTTAAGACCTTGAATGATTCTGGCTACATCAGCCAAATCACCTTTAAATTTTTTAATTTCTTCTTTTCTACCATTGCGAACTTGGATTTCTTCTTCTGGGGTAGATAAAAGAGTAGGTTCTTCTGGGACTTCATCTTCACTATGTTTGATGAATTTTTTAGCCACTTCTTTAGGAATTCCGATATTGCTATGCCCTGCTAAAGCAGCATACATAGCTTTTCTTTGTGCTTCGGATTCAAATGGCATAAACTACCCTACAATATTTTTGACGATTGTACCGCTAGTTCACCCTTTTTTGTCAGCATTTCTTTAGGCATTTTTCGCAAGCTGTAAATATACTTGTAGTTACACCGACAATACACTTCCTCACCTGGTGAGGTAATGTCATCAGTATATCCATTAATTGCTTTAATGTAACCCTTTTCCGAAGCCCAATTACCTCGGATGACATAAACTTTTTCATCTCTCTCTTTATGATCCTTGCGGTAATCATAATTAATCTGCTTCCAATGAGAGTGCCATTTACCAGCAATTGCGCCATTATCAATAGCGACAATGTCATTAATGTTAGCAATGAGTTTATGGGTTTGATCTATTACAACTCGCCTTTGATTAAAAGGCATCTTTGCTAAAGATTTCTTGATATTTTGTTTTTCTTTGTTGCGATCTACTGCGAGTGAACCGCCTTTAGGAATGGATGTAGCCCATCCTTCAAACCTTCTGAGGACATCTGTAATACTTTGCTCTCGGTTGTATTTAATCAGATTGGCAGAAGCCATTATTCTGCGATCTAATTCAGCCCGAAGTTTAGGCTTGAGTTTCTCAATGTCATATTTACTGACATCTTTGTTAACTAAACCGCCTTTGGTTACTAGTCTGGAGAAGGCTGCATTTAAAGCCTTTTCCATTTCTCTTTGCATTTGCTCATCAGAAATTAAAGCCTTTTCCGCAGCTTCTTTGATTTTCTTTAGCCAGGAATCTACTCGACTTTGGGAATCGAAACCATGCTCGATAAAGTCATTGATGGCAGCAGTTAAGACTTCATAAAATGTCATGCTTAGTCTTTAATATAAAAAGTTCCCAAGAAGCAGGGTGCATACGACTCTTTCCAGTTTCGTAATTACTCCACCTAGCTTGGGTAGTATATATTAAAGATGCTGCTTTGGATTGTGATAAATCACCCCTGGCTGCAATAATTTCAGTTGTATTAGGCACTACACCAGCAGTACCCCGATTTCTTTTATTCATTAAATTACAATTCTTTTTTCCATTAAATCATTGAAGCACTCAATCAAATAAGGGTTTTTAATATTGGCAGCATTAAAAACTCTTTCTGCAAAATCAAAATAGGCAGCCTTTTTAGCATCATCCCAAGTTACAGGGGGTCTATACAAAACATCTTGCAAGTTACAGATTTTATCCGCTACTTTGATTAATTTACCTTCTGGACTAATCATGCCAACTTTGACTACCTGGGCATCTTTACGAGCCATGCCACTTAAAGCAGGATCATCGCTAACCTCTTGCACAATCAATCCAATTCTAGGATTAAAGCGAGCAGAAATGTCAGCCACCGAAACCCCACAATCTTCTACTACATCATGCAAGACCGCAGCAGCGATCACATCCTCATCAACAACACCAGCCATAATCAACAATTGAGCCACCTCGATTGGGTGTCTAATGTAGGCAGATTCTTCAGCATCTTTCCGAACCTGCTTTCCATGCTTATCAATAGCAAAAGATATGGCATCCAAAATAATATCTATATTCATTATGCTGCTTTCTGTCCTTCTACAAACTCATAGTACTGGTTTTGCATATAACCACCAGCAAACAACTTGTAAACCAAGTGGCTGGCATACCCATTGAAACTCATATTGAAGAAACTATGAGCATCTTTGAAACTATCTGGAGCACCTTCCATACCAGAGTAATAGCCTTTCATGAATTGGTAAATCTTCTCGCCCAACTCATCACTCATTTTGTTGTTAACAAAGGCATACTTGACCTGGGGAATGTCATCTCTCACATTGTCCATTTCATAGTAGTCAATCATTCCATCAAAATGACCATATTCAAACTGAGCAACATACTTTCTCAAATCTTCATACTGGGCTGGTGGCAAATCGACAACATCCACATGAACACTACTACCCATTGAATAACTTTTGCTGCGAACACTACCAGGGATTCCTTTGGCTTTCATGTAAGCCCGAATCATTTTGGCAGCACCAGCATGACGACTAACTTGCTTTTCCATCTCAATTTCCTTTCGTGATTAATTGAAACTACAACTTAATAATATACTAATTTGGGATAATGTCAAGCAGCTTGTAGCTTTTTTTCACAATATCCATATTCTTCTTCCAAGATCATGCGAATGTGCTCTCGGTCTACAGAATCGCCACACACAGGAATACCGCAGCGATACTTGCGACCATCCTTAGATTGCAAAAAGCGGATAGCTTGCTTAATGATTTCATAAGGCACTCCCATGTCATAAATACCGCCATCGCCATAGAAGCTGTAAACATATCTTGCAAACACAACCAAATCTTTATAAGGCATTGCCATTTTGATTCCTTTCGTAAGCCCCCGAAGGGGCATTAATCAATCCATCCAACCATCGTAATACTCACCGACAATCCCATGAGCAGCCAAAAATTCCAAAGCAGGGGCAACTGATTTCGCAGCAGCCACATTTCCCTGGACAAAGCTGCAAGGCACAATGCTTTTTTCTACAACATTTCTTTTGCCTTTGCCCAAGTAGTAAATCCGAATCGCTTTGCCACCGCAGCAGCTACCGACATCCTCACCGCCATTGTCCAACCAGCTTTGATACCAGACAGATTCAGCAGCTTTGATGTAGGGCATTTTCTCGACCAAGTCAGCATCCTGGTATGCCATGACTTTTTTGCCAGCCCAGATTTCAACTTCTTTCATAATTTTTCCTTTCGTGGTTAATTACTACACTTTCAGTATATACCTATTTAGTATTAATGCAACAACTTTTTTAGGGTTGTTGCATTTTTGCTACTTCAGCATTTCCTTCATAAAAGATGCTTTCTTGGCAGCCAATTCTTTGATATTCAACTTGCAATCTTCACAATCGCAGGGAATAACATCATTTTTGGCAGCTTGTCGAATTTCAGCCATAGTGTCAAAACCTCGGACATGGACTAAATCATCTGAAAATCTAAAGCCGAATGGCAGCCAGAGCATATAGGCATCGCCATCCGCATCTACATCACGACTAACATCTAATTGGTATTTCATAACAACTCCTTTCGTGGTTGAACTACTTAAAACTTTAAAACTCTGTACTCAATACCCTCTAACTGATAATCCAGAAAAACTGCTGCCGAATCTCCTTCAAAAAACCTTTTGGCATTGTAGGCAAGACCGACAGCAAGCAAACAATCTGCAAGCAACTCATCGCCATTCATGACACCGATTTTTTGAAAAGAACCGCCAACTTTTTCAGCAATCAATAAATTCATAAAACCCCCTTAAGCTGGTTGAAACATCTGACGAGCATCATTCATAAAAATCCGATAAGCGATCAATTGCTGCTCGCTAAATTCCTCTGGATTCTGACGAATTTCAATCAAGGCTTCCAAGAACCCAATTCCATAGTCCTGGCGATATTCCTCAATAATTGCAATGGCTTGGTCGATCTGCATTTTTAATTTCCTTTCGTGGTTAATTAAGACTACATTCTTATATTATTCCTATTTAGTATAAGTGTCAAATATATTTACCTAAAGTGTTGTTTTTGCACAAATACAACAAATAGTGAAATAGTCCTTGTGCTTATACCTAATAAGCATTAATATGTAAGTGTAGTAGTTAATCACGAAAGGAGTTTGAAATGAGTTTGCCTTTGTATGGATATGAGGTTTTCAGTATTGCCCAAGCCCAGGGGATTTTGATCTTGGCTTTGGCAAAAGGTCAGATGGGCAGGGCTGCTGCTGCTAGAGCAGTTATCCAGCAATTTCAAGAAAGGGGTGCAGCATGAGTCAGGAAATGTATGGTTGCGACATTGAGCAATTTATAGCGCAGATCAGATCATCAGCCAGCTACAAGTTGGGTGGGGCTGGTATTGTTGTTGCTGGTCTTATGAGTGATGCCCAGGAAGAAATTGCGATGGGTGCGAATGAGAGAGCCAGGCAGAGTTTGAATAGAGCCAAAGCGATCTTGTTTGAAATCATGGATGGCAAAATGATTTTGGAAGTACCAAGATAACCACGAAAGGGAAATCATGTCAGTCAAATATTTTATTGAAAGTTCGGAAGTTGATTATGACGATTGTTTGAAGTACTTCATTCTCTATAGCGGATTCTCAAAAGAAGATGCTATTTCTGAGTTTGATTCCAATAACAATCCAGAGTGTGCTGCCTATATTAGCGAATTGTGCTCGGATGTCGAAGTGGTCTACGAGTAAAAATTCCTATTATTACAAGCCCTTTTGAGGGCTTTTTGTTATATGATAAAATGAATTGAAAGGGCAATATATGAAAATTGGTAATTACGAAATCAGTCCATCAGCTATCTTCTATGTAACTTCAGAAGATGGTTTGCCAGTATCAGTCAATGCTGGAAAAGATATACCAATGGTAGCTATCTGGATTAAAGGTGAACCAAAAGAATTTTCACTCAAAGAAGAATTCCTGCTGCCTAGCAATGCTCAAGTATTTCAAGCCTTAGTGATGGATTCCCAGGCTGCATCATAAAGAGCCTTCATCTTATCATTTAGGTTTTTGACCTTAGCTTCTTCATAGACATTAAGTTGTTTACCAGCTTGTGCTGCATCTTCTAAAATGATGCGAACTTCCTCATAGTAACCATGTGCCTTTTCTTTGGCTTCCATCATTGCTGGTAGATTAATCTGCACTTCAGCATAAGAGCCATTTACCTCAACTACCATATTGACATCTCGATAGCCAGATCCACCCAATGAGTCAGTCTTAGGATCAAGTAAATTTCTTAGCTTTACTGGTTCACCATATTCAGCTTTGAGTTTATCAATTGCGCTATTGACATCCTTTAGCGATTTAATCTCAATGGTTGTGCGAAGTAAATCTTTAATCTTGGTTGGATCATTGTCATAAGACTTAGTAATCTTATCGACTGCTCTTTGCGATCCCTTCAATGGCACAATGGCAGCCCGACCACCTAGTTCTTCAGCGATCCTTGTATTGGTATTGTCAAAGTGATCTTTATTCTCGGCTGCCTTCTCATACATTTCAGTAAAGATTTTTTGCTTTTCTTCAGGCAATCTCTCTACATCAGCTTGTTGCAGCTTACCTGATAACAACTCTTTCACTCGATTAGCGGTTGGTGCTTTTGGCTTTTCGACAGTCTTAGCCTTTGGTGCTTGTGGTTTTTCGATCAGCGCAGTCTTAGCTACTGGTGCAGTAATCGCTGCGGTCTGTCTACCCATAGGTTCAGTAGCAACACTACCACCTGAACCAGTAGTAAATTTCCCATCAGCATCTCTTGGATGATCTGCTTCTAGGAAAGCATCAGCCTTTGGGATGGGGTTAGCCCATTTCCCCCCATCTGCTCTTGGCATTTTTTCTTCTGGCATTGACTCTTGCGGTGGCTCATATTCAGCCAGGGCATCAGTATCAATTTGTAAGCTGCTTTGAAACATATCAGGCATTTCATTGATATTATCTTGCGCCCATTGAATGAGAATGGCTCTATTTTGACCATCTGCAACTGGCAATACAGTCCGAAGAATTTCAGTAATACCTTTTAGCTTGATGTCAGCAACCTTGACCTTTTCAGACTCTGGTTCTTCCATGAGGGATTCCCACTCAGCTTTGAAGTTCTTTTGCCAGCTATAGAAGGCTTGCTCATAAGACATCTTGCGATAAATCTCTGGATAGGATTTCTTGACAGCTTCATAGAATTCTTTATTCCAGGCTCGGTGCATGACAATTTTGTCAAAGAAAGCGAATAGGCTTTCCATGTCAACTCGGATGCCATCAATGTATTGCACAATGGCTTTAGCATCTTCAGTACCCTCACCAAATCCCTGGGTGAAGGCTTCATCTTTAAGCAGCATTGCAGGAACATCAGAAGCAGCAGCGATATTAGCAATGATGTTATCTCTGGCAGTTGTCATAGATGTTGCGGTATTGGTCAAATCAATGGAGTTGATTTCCTCATCAATATCAATGGAGAGCACATTACCAGTACCGCCTTCTTGCAAATAGGTGCGCTTGATACCAGCAGCATTTTGCATTAAGCGATTGACAATCGAGCCAGCAGGTTTTTGTTTAGCAATGATTAAACCTGATTTGAATGTCACCAGG